CCTGCGCCGCAATGGACATGAAAACCATCAAACATAAAAACCACTTCTTCATTGCTCCACCCTTCTAGGCAATATTAAGACTTGTCCAGTATCCAACACTCTTACAGATCGCTCTTTGGTGACAAGAATAAGCCCAAGCAATTGGGTTATCGGTATTTTCGTGCCACCCATTAGAATATTTCCAAAACTAGCTGTAGCTAATGCCCTAAACTCTCTAAATTCCTGGGCTGCGCATCCCGCCACTGTTTTAACCCTGCCAGTTTCCAGCTCTCTAACTTCGATTCTAGCCCCAATTAGTCCATCCCTGGGCTGCATTGAACCATTGTACTGCGGATCTTTGCTAGTCATAGACCAAAGACCATGCTTGACTATCTTGTTTTGATAATCAAGCACCCAGCGCATTTCATATTTTCTAGGCGCTAAAGGAATAAACGCTCACCCATTCAAATTGGTGCAGACCACCTTTGTTTAAAGCCGTAGGCAAGTAAACGCGAAGCTTAACATGCCCATTGTCACCTAATGCAATATCCCCAGAGGGTCCAATTTCACCCTCTACAGGAGCATTTGGGATAAACCCATTACCAGCAGAGCCACCATTGCCCTGATCGGATGCAATAACCGCCGCCTTATCGCTCATGGGGAAGACGTTGTTAATGTCTGTCCCGTCCACCACACTATCCCCGAATTTTCTTACAGTGTCATCCCCACCCTTAGACCCCCCAACGGAGTCAAAGCCATTAGTAACAAAGTCAAACTGATTTAACTCAGCAACATTGGCGTTCATGTCGATCCAAAGACCGCCGGAAAGACCATTGGCGTTATTTTTAGAATCCCCAGAGGCATTACCCAGGCTCTTCATATTGGTGAAGTCATCGGCTGCGGTATCGGCACCGCCGTAAGTAAAGCCCGTACCTACGCCAAACTCTTGCATGAAGAAACCTAGATCTGCAATCTTAGCAGCCCCATCATGTCGGATAAAAAGGTCAAGCCTTCCGGTATTGGCTGCTTTGCTTATCCTGGGGGCATAGCTGTTGTTTGTTACCACCCCTAGATCTACCCCAGAGCCGCCGCCTTCAAGTGTGTCGGATACGGCTGCCCCGTCTATTGTTTCGGAAATTGTCAGTAGTACAGTCACGGCTTAATCCTCTTCTATTGTGGCGGTACTTCCACCCGTTATTCCCGAATAACCTGGGCTCCACCCAGGGAAAGGAGTCATTTGAAAAGACCATAGGCGCACCGGAAGCTTAACCCCTATAGGATCGTAGCCTATTTCTCTCACAAGTGCTGGACTTTCATCATACTGAGAGCTTTGGATCTTCACATCGAGTGCCACAAAATCACCAATGTCTAAAAGCAAGGAGCGCCAAGTTAAGCTGGTGTAAATATGCTCCAAGTATGAAGATGCCAGACGCATAGTCTCAATAAGTTGATTCTGTACCACTGTTAAATCATACAAGTTGGGGTAAATAATCTTCTTCGATACCTTCTGACCCCCCTGCTGATCTATCGCCGCCTGGTTTTTATAAATGACCGTTTCAGAAAAGTTTTCATTTCTGTTGGGAAGAAGGTTATAGACAGCCTTGGCCCTATTGAAGTTGTTGCGCTCATCAATCTGTGGCCTAAAGCTATCCTTTTCAATGTCCCAGTTTCTTATTTTGTGCGTAGGTGAAGGGTCAAAGTCTTCAAGGTGGAGTGGAAGTATCTTTAGCTTCAAGTTTCTATCTACAAAAGCCTCTAGCCGTACTTGCTCTAATAGGGATAGTGCGAAGTCCAAAGCATTTTGAGGCTCTCGTATGTGGGCTCTAGCTTTAAATGTTGCTATGGCCGAAACCGCAGGACTTGCTTTGTCTCGGTAGGTGTCCCAATTGGAGTCAAAACTAGCTGGGAGAACACCGCCGAATGTTTCTAGTATGTCCCTTGCAATGGCTACAATGTTGTCATCATAGGCACCAAGGTCTTTACCCTTCATGCGCACAAAAAACTCATCCCCAGTGCTGTACTCCAAAATATCATCGTCTGTATCGGGAGTAACTGCGGTCATAGTTCCGCTAGCCTGGGTAATTTGGAAGGTTCTGTTTCCTACAATGGTATTAATATCCCCAGAGTCTATCAGCCAGCCCTTATCCCCTCTTTTAAGGTAAACATTTGCAGAGTCGAAGCTCACGTTATCGTGCTCGGATATTACTAGCTGCACATTGGTAGTGTTACTCACATCACCGTTAACATCCTCATCACCGCCGTTAACCACAATGGCAGGAATAGAAGCAAAACCGGGCTCCATGTCAACGGTCCAATCCCCATAGACTACGGGAATGAAGGTATTGACAAGGCTAGGCTCTATGTCTGGGAAAGCTGTATCGGTGAATATCGTGAAAGGAAAACTCTGGTTAATTTTCTCGAAGTCGTCCCTAGCAGTAAGTGAGAAGCTTTTTACAGTACGCTTAAACCCTCCTTCATGGGTCACTAGACCAGAGAAAAGAGATACATAGGTGGCTGCTACATCACGAAGACCCATCTTAAAGGTTATGCGCCTTCCAGCCCAGCCATCGAAATCAGCTCCCCCAGGTAGGATTGGGTTAAACTGTTCATCTGCGTTATTTATTTCAAAGGTAAGGTCTTGAAACTCGATTATGTTACTAAGCCACTCCCCCACTGTTCTTTTCATCAGGGGGAGCGTTATGCGAGCCTCATAAAAGGTGTCTCCAACATATTTGTTACGATCCGAAAAGTAGAGCGTACCAGTCGGACCCTCTATCTCGACAACAAACTCAAGCTGGTTAACCAAATTGTCTTGGGAATTATCCAAGAAAGCCTGGTTAAGAACCAGGGCAGTTAGATACGGTCTTCTGTCGTCACTATTTCCCATCTACCTACTTTCATCTAGTTCAATGGAAAAGCTAACAAAGTTTTCCGAGTCACTTGGGCCTTTACTGTTGTGCCTTTCGTTGGGTATCTCGCTCAACTTAGAGAAAACTGCGAAGCGCTCAACAGCTTCATGGTTAATAAAGCTCGGCGTAGGTATCCATAGGCATTTAAGAGTAGTTCTAGCGGTCTTGAATATGTCGCGCATAAGTTCAAAGTTTCCAAAACCAGTTTCCAGTGACCTAAACTCAAGACGCAGGACTTTTTTCTGTGCTCTTGAGTTGGCTACATTGGTGAAGCCTTCAGTGTTGACTGTATCGGCGAAGTCTTGGAGCTTGTGGTCTATTTGGTCAACGATACACTCAGCGTTGAATATCCTACTGGCTCCAAATACCACTGTGCCCATAGATACATAGTCATCCGGGTTAGTCGGATCATCAATAGCTATGCGCCAATATCTGTAGCCTGCTGCTGGGAGTGTTTCGGCGATAAAGTAAGCGTTTGGATCGGTAGAAATTTGAATATTGTGGACTACATCGGTGGTAGAGAAATTTGAGTTGACAGATCCGATCAAAGTCACCGTAGCAGATCTGGTTAGATTGTGGTTTTGAATAGAAAAGGTGTCGAGAAAAACCCCCTGATCCCTTTCGGTGTCAAAGTCTACACGCACCCCAGTCTTAACAGTGTCAGCAGAGCGCCAAATTTGCTCTACTACGTCGGTATTAAGATTCTCAGCGCTAAAATCCCCAGGCTGGGTAGAGTTGGCTTGAATGTTTTCACCAATCCCCAGGGGATTACCCCAGGCATTGTTTCCCTCTCCTACTCGGGCTGCATTGCCCCTACTAAGAAAGTTGCAAAGTATCCTTAAATTAGTGGTGTTATAGATAGTAAAAAGAACCTGCATACCAAGAGCATTAGCCTGGGTAAATAGGGCCTGCATACCCATAGCCCCTACCGCAGTTCCACCTAGATATGGTCCCGATAGATAGGGCCTGGTTAAGTAGCCTTTTTCAGTAGTTACTAAAGTCATGTTGCCCTAATTCCTTTTTGTGACAGTACAAATTGACCCCTAAGGCTAGCATCTTTTATCTCTCGCAGTATGGTTGGAACAAAACGCTGTCTGATAAATCCTTCATCC